GCCCCATTGATGTCTCCTGGGTACCAGAATCACGTTGAGCGGGCACATGGACCTTAAACTCGGCAGCATGGAACACCTGCCGATCAAGGGCATGTGCGGCAAAGCGCGCTGCCACAGACAGCAGCTTGCCGGGAACATGGGAAAGGAGTTTGAGCTTCTCCAATGCCATGAACGGAACACGCAACATGGAGTCGAAGCCAGAAAAATCAGTACGTGCAACCGACCCTTTGAAATTTTCATCCATAAAGTCGTGTAACTGTTGCACTGTACGCCCCTTGGTAACAACCTCCATATCCTGTAATTGGGCCTGTTCATGATCAAGTACAGGACCATAAAAGAACGCCCCCATAGCACGCCAAATAGCGGATGGGGCTACAATGATACGGGGAGTTGTCTTGGGCTGAGGATTGGGCTCATTCTGTAGCTTCATAAAACACTCCAGGTGGGACACAGGCGCGCGTTCTGGATGGGCTTCGCGCTCTGCGGCGAGATGGGTAAAGCGTGCCATCACCTCGTCATCCGTCATGGTATCCCAGTCGGGTTCGGGTTCCAATTGACCATCTTGTTCAAGGACGGGCGGATAACCATCAATATGCCGCCTTCTGCCAATAAACTCGAACTCGGAGGGATCTCCAACCAAGTGTGCACGCTCATCAATCAGATCTGCACACTGAGATGGGAACGCAACATTGTGAACGTTTCTGCGTAACCAATCAAATGCAGTGCGCACATCTGCCTTCATGCGAGTGGTGGCTTTTTCCCACACGTCCTCGCACTGCTCCATGGTGAGCCGATTTGCCAGTGCCGGAATCTTCGCATGATCACGCACAGCTTGTATGCCATGCCAAATGGTCGTATCGAGCGTGTGATATGCATCCTTGAAGCGCTGCATATATTGAGGGTCAATGTGCAGAACCCGACCTATGCGCTTGTTATAGGTAGCCCATATATTGTTCATGGACCCACAAGTCGCAACGGCAGAGCCACACAACCCCTCAACAGAAGGTATCAGACTCGTGACAACATAGTCACGTACGGCTTTGGTGCCGTTACGGGTGAGCTGTAGACCGGCATCCGTAGCGGTGCGTGCGTACTGTGAATATGTGTCAAAACCGCGAGCATACTGCCCATCAGCACCTGGCAAGGCCGTGACGTATGCCGCAAACACACGTCGCAACGCTGTGCCAGTGACAGCATCTCGCATTTGGAGCCACCACGCAGAATCATGACCTGTTGTGGACAGCAGGAGATAGGTGGTGACACAATACCACATCTGGCGATCTGTAACGCCCTGCATATAAGCATCAGCACTCATGGCGCGAAACCGTCGCCACTCAGAGGCAACCAAGCGGTAGACGGTCTCGAATTGACCAGATTGATGCAGAGCGTACCTCGCACAGTGAACATAGAACAGCACGGGCATTGCAATTTGAACCATGTCATGGAAACGTGGTATGTCAAGAAAGTCGCAACTATCTTGTGACACATCAAACATCGCCATGTGGTATGCATACTCGGGGAGTACCTGAGGGAACTCCTCCGGCGCACGTGCCTCACGTGGTATAGGCTGAGTACCTTTATAATGAAA